ATGACGAGAAGCGCCACGGGTCGATACAGGGCGAGGAAATACACCGACCGGCACGGCAACGTCCGCTGGCGGGCGCAGGTCGCCATCGGCCTGTACCCCAACGGCGAGCAGCGCAAGAGGACCGTCACCGCATCGACCTACCGCGAATGTCAATCCAAACTCGAGGACCTCCTCAGGCGGATCAGGGCCACGGGCGTCGAATCGCAGGCGCATGTGAAGCTTGGCGAGTACGCCGAGGGGTGGCTCGAGCACAAGCGGCATGACATCGATCCGAAGAGCTACGCCATGTACAAGACGGTCATCGACCGGCATCTGGGGGAGTACGGCAACACGGCACTCGAGAGGATCGTGCCCAGCACCGTGCGCTCCATCCTCGAGCACGCCCGATCCTATACGCAGAAGGGCGAGGCGAAGGGGCCGGCGGGTATCAGCCTGAAACGTCAGATACGCACCTGCCTCAACCAGATCATGCAGGCCGCCTACGCCGACCGGATCATACCCTCCAATCCCGTGCTCGCCGTGAGGACCCCGCAGCGCAAGGATTCGGGCACCGGCCGTGGCGCGTTCAGCGTCCCCGAACTCAAGGAGATGTTGAGGATCGCCGCGGGATACGAGGACACGGCGCTTGGTGCCCGCATGTGGTTCCGGCTCCTGACCGGCATGCGTCAGGGGGAGATACTCGGCGCGACGTGGAAGTCGTACAATCCTCGCACCTCCATGTACACGGTCGATTGGAAGCTGCAGACCGTGCCCCGCGACCACGGGTGCGGCACTTCCATCGACGGCGAATACCCATGCGGGAAACACAAGGGGGGCTTGTGCCCGAAGGCCGTGTGGCGCGTGCCAGACGGTTACGACATGGTCGCGCTCAACGGGTCCAACGCGCTCACGCGACCCAAGTCGCGGACGGGCAGGATCGTGCCCATCGTGCCACCCTTGCAACAGGTGCTCGCCATGTACCGGAAGCGGGATACAGGCAGCGTGTACGGTCTCATGTTCCACGATGCGGACGGCAACCCCATCGACCCCAAGAGCGACATGCGCGAGTTCCGCCAGCTCATGACCGACGCGGGTATGGACGCCGCCGGCCATGTGGGTCACGAGAGCCGTCATGCCATCGTGACCCTGCTCGCCGCCCAGGGCGTCGACTTCCAGCTCATCAGGGAGATCGTCGGACACAGCTCCGATGCGATGGTCGAACACTACCGCCACGCCGACAACGCCGAACGGTTGAAGGCCATGGAGACTCTCGACACATCGCTCAACCTGTCACAGATCGAATGAGAATAAGACATTGCCACCACAGCGGGCTACACACATTGGAATCCACAAGCGTTGTCGGAGATCACAGGACGCACGGCATTGAGTGTGGAAGGGGTATGACTTTGTGTGGTTTCATATAGCAATTCGGGAGTGTCGGGAAGCCTATTAGTCGTCATATCAGTGTTGTATATGATATATACACATGTTGTGCACAGAGTTATGCACAATATGCATTAGGAAAGTTGAAGCGAGAGGAGCGAGCTATGACGAGTGTATTTGATGTGGCTGCGTATATTCTCAAGAAAAAACATTCCATGACGACGATGAAGCTTCAGAAACTGTGCTACTACTCTCAGGCATGGTCGCTCGTCTGGGATGAAAAGCCTCTTTTCCCTGAAGAGATTCAAGCGTGGGCAAATGGTCCGGTTTGCCCAGACCTGTACCATCAGCATAAGGGCCTCTTCAAAATCTGTGATGGCGACATCAACGGTGATGCATCAAAACTTGACGCTACCCAACAAGCTACAGTGAATGGGGTGCTGTCATTCTACGGCGACATGGGTGCATATGAACTAAGCCAGTTGACTCATCATGAGGCACCCTGGAAGAATGCTAGGAACGGTCTGCCGTCCGGAGTCAGCTCATCTGCAGAAATCAAAAATGCAGACATCGCGGAATACTATGGCGGTTTGACCGACTAAGAGCGACCATGGGACATAAAGGTAAGGATAAGGTTCGGCATCCTAAGAAATCTGTTAATGCGTCTATACTTCAATCATTCACGGTTCCCGAATCAGCGAGAGAGGAACCTAAATCCTATGTTGTTCCGAGTTCTGCTAGGGAAATTGCACAGGACCCACGGAAAAAGTATCTGGTATTTAGGTTTGACTGCATAGACATGGAAGATGACTGTCCTTGGTCATTGAAACGTATGAGTGAGCCCGAGCATGGCCTTCTCCTTGAAAAGCTCAAGGATTTTGAAACTCTTACCGTTGGTGAGCTATTAGGAGACTATGACGCATTCAAGCTTTATCAAGATTTCACGTTGTGCCCAAACCAAGAGCCTGTCAGCAGACTTGGGCACTACTATTCTAGGAAGGGAGATGCGATCGCTCGGTTTAGACTTGGAGGCAGGGAGCGTCTCTACGGCTTCTTAACGGATAATGAATTTCACATTGTATGGTGGGATGCCAAACATCAAATATGGCCTTCGGCCAAGAAAAACACCTAGCAACCATTTTCGTCCCGTCCTTGTTCCGGGCTTTTTCGTATATGGAAAAGCCCCGCCGAAGCGGGGCTGGTGAATCCGAAGATCAATCGTTGAGATGCTGAATGGCGTAAAAGGAAGAATAGCCGTTCAGGCTCTCAATTCGAGCGCATACGGCCACTCTCGAAGGTCTTCATACGCGCCAAGTAGCCGACTTTCGATATCGTCTTCCACATCGTCGTCGGTGAGCCCAGCGTACATGTCGTTGCCCTGCTCGCAGCCTATCGTGAGCAGGTGCGTGTACTCCCAGCCGCGCATGGTCATGCGACAGTATCGTTTGGCAATGCCCATCTCTGCGAGCGCCCTCCATGCCCTGCGTATCCGGTTCCTGGTGGCAGGTGTGGGCTTCTCCCACATAAGTTGCGCCAGATGCTCCCAACTGCCGAACCAGTAGCGGGGTATCGCCATCGGGTCCATGCCGAGGTTTTCCCTGTCTTCTTTCCGGCGTTGTATTTCCTCGTCGGTCACGTAGTCGTTGCTGGCGAGCGCTACCGTCTGCAGCATGTCGTGGACGAACGTCATGGAAACGGTCTGAGCTCCATTGTGTGGAAGATAGATTGTCCGTGAGCTTGGAAGTTGCTGCACAATCCTGCAATTGTGGTAACCCATGTGTTTATCTTTCCGCGACGCTGCGGTATAGTGGTTACCGTAACGACTGCTATCTCAGTTGTTGCCATAGCCTCGGGATGTTCCACCATCGCCGAGGTTTTCTTATTTCTCTTCCAATATAGCACCTGTGGTCTGTACAGACAACGGCCGTCCCTAGGGACTACGGGTGGGTGGAGTCTGTACAGACTCAGGGGGTGCGGTCTGTGTAGACGCGGGTGCGGTCTGTACAGACGGAGGGTGCAGTCTGTAGAGACTGGTGGTGGAGTCTGTACAGACTACCTATATAAGGAATAACAGTAAGTGTTAATAGAAAGCTTTAACAGAAATACTAGCGGGGTGTAATTCTCACGAATTCCACCTCGCGCCATGAGGATATGAGAAAGCCCCGCAATGAAGCGGGGCCTCTCGTACGTTTAGGTCACTTGTCGTTGAGGTGCGCAATCGCGTAATCCGCTTCGGATTGGGTGAACTTCTCGCCGTTCTCACTGGTCAGCTGGTCACGGATCGCTTCGGGCGACATGCTCATCTGACTCTCGTAGCTCTTCGCCTTCGCCAAGGCGTTGGCATTGTAATCGGCCTTAAGGTTGTCAACCGCATACTGAGCCGCATCGGCGCTGAACTGCTCGCCATTGGGGGAGGTGAGCTGATCGTAGATCCCCTGCTTGCTCATCTGCATCGAATCGGAATACTGACCGGCCTTGGTCAGGGCGTTCACGTACTCGGCGGGCACCGCGGGCTTCGCCGGGGCAGCGGGTTTCTCCGACGCTTTGGGCTTCGCCGCCTGAGTCGAACTCGCTGACGGCGAAACGGCCGGTGCCGTGCTGCCGCCTGACCCGTTGGACGTGGTGATCGAGTAGATGACGATGACCGCGAGCACCACAATGATCCAGAACCATACGCGCTTGAGTAGCGGCTTCTTCGGTTTCTTGGCCTTACCTTGTTTGATCGGTGCCGGATCGACCGGTTCCTGTGGCTTCGATTCCTCTGACATGATGACTTCTTCCCTTCTAACCCGGGCGTTGTTGCCCGGTAAAACTATAACGCTGCGCACTGGTCCCGCAATGGCGCGAGGACCATATCGCGGTAATCCTCGATAATCTGTAAGGTCACGTCGAGCTCGATGGCGATGGACTTCGACTCGCCTTCGTACATGCTCTCAGCCTGCTCGTACTCGCGCGGGTCCACGAGTAGCCAGGCGGCCTCCCTGCGCGCACGGTTCTCGAGCCGTGAATCGATGACCGACCCATGGAAGAAGTCGCCGTGCGACCAGTGCACCAGCTCATGCACCAGCGTGCATCGTTTCCCCCGGTAGGTCATACTGCGGTCTATGATGATCGCATTATTCCAGGCTTCGAAGTATCCGCACAGGTCATCGCCCGGTATATTCTCGCTTCGTACACGAACGCCGAGCCGGTCCGCCATCAGGCGGAGCGACCCGTATGTGTCGTGTGGCGAGATGAGCACCTTAAGCGTATTCCTCATCGACTCCCTTGGCCTGCCCTTTTCGCTTGTCATGGGAGGCAGCCGGCTCGAGCCGTACGCCGACCGGCATGTTCCAGGCGCTCGCTGGGTCGTCCACGATCACGTCGTGCTGATCGGCCAAGCGTCGCGCGAGCTCCTGCAGAAGCTGGTCGTCGGTAGCATCCTTGAGCGCATCGTCGCTGCGTAGACGCTCGATGTCGTCGCGTGTGATGACGCCGAGTGCGCTCAATCCCTCAATCGGAGAGGCGCCGTAGGCGTGCGCCACGGAGATTACCACGTCGGCGGAGAACTTCTCATCGTTCCATTGCCTGTTCAGTGTGGAGGTGGGAAGGTCGGACCTGACTGCGATCGCATTCTTGGTGTCGCCGTTGGTGACCTTGCGTAGCCATTCCATGATATTCGTTTGCATGTTTCCCATTATGGTATACAAATTTGGGAAAGTCAAATAAAATTCTTCACCATTTCGGTTGCATCTCTTCCCAAAGTGGTATATAGTTATGCCATGTCGGGAAACTTCGACAGGAAAGGAGATGTGATGGCATATCAAATCGAGTTCAAGCCCGGTTTCCTCGAGCGAGCCAAGCGCATGAGCGGACTCAAGACCGACTCGGCATTCGCCGGAGCCCTCGGAATAAGCGAGAGCGCCTTGAGCAAGGCAAGGAAGACGGGAGTCGCCACTCCGGCGCTGATTGTCGGTCTTTACGCGGCATTCGGATTTCAGCCTGGAGAAGTCACCACCATCGGCCAACACAACGAATCCGCCGGGCAATCGCTCGCGGCATGAAAAAGCCCGCGCTACCAACACGGGCGAATCACAACAACTAGTTAGGAGTTGAAATGACAAGCAATAGTATACAGCAGATCCCGTTCAACGGGCAGATCATCGAAGCGCAGAAGCAAGGCGACTCGGTCTTCGTGGCTCTTACCCCCATCTGCAACAATCTCGGTCTGGATGCAAAGTCCCAGAGGAACCGTATTGATCGTCAACCTTGGGCAACAGGGGTCATGATGACCTCGGTTGGTGCCGACGGTAAGCAGCATGAGATGTTCATGATTGATCGTCGGACGTTCACGATGTGGCTGGCGACCATCGACACGAGCCGGCTCAAGTCAGAAGCAGCGAAAGATGTGGTCATCGCCTACCAGAAGGAGGCGGCGGACGCCCTCGACCGGTATTTCAACTCCGGTGTCGTGGTCAACGAGCACCTGCTCAACGCCCAACACCTGCGGCGCATGCAGAACATGGAATTGCTGAAGGCCGCCGAAGGATTGATCCACCCGGACTTTCTCGAGGCGAAGGCGCGCATCGTGCTCGCACGGGAAACCGGTGAGATCCCCGAACTGGACCCGACCACGCGCCCACTCTACGTGCAGGACTATCTCGGTGGTCTTGGCATCCACGGCAAGGCGTTGGGGCGCATGGCCGGGGTGTTCGGCAAGACCTTGAAACGTCTCTACGTCGCGCGTCACGGCATGGCGCCGGATCGCGCCGACATCACGACCGGCAGCGGGCAAATCCGCAAGGTGTACGCGTACACGGAAGCATCCCGCGACCTGTTCGACCAGACATGGGCGGTACTCAACCACACCATCGGAAAGGCGGCGTGACATGGCTACCTACGAAGAGAAACGCTCGGAACTCATACGCCTCGGCTACCTGAAACACGAGCACGGCATCGACCTGCTCTCTGCCACAGCAGTGGCCATGCTCTCCGACGTGGAACCAGAACGCCTGGCAGAAGCCATGCGCATACAACCCGACTCAAACGGCATACGGAGCCTTCCACCAACACTGTGCAAGGACATGAAACGTGGTGCGAAAGGCCTCATGGCCACCTATGACACCGATGACATGGTCGAGATCCTTTGGCATCAGACTCACAAGGAGCAGGCGAAATGACCCGCATTCGTTTTCTCGTGGCGCTCGCGGTCACCGTCATGTGTTTCCTACTGCTGGTCGGCAGCGATGCCACTGTGACGCCACTGCGCAACACGATCCTCGTCGTGGCCTACATCATTTCAGCCGCGATTGCCATACATAACGCACTGGAGGTGCGACATGAAGCGTGAACGCATCCCATTCGACTACTGGCCGGAGCAGGAGGCCATGAAGCACACGCCATATAAGACGATACGCACCTTCCGACGTCATTACGGCGACCTGTACAGGGCTCCAAGCGTGGGGGAGAAGGGCGGTTACCTTGCCAGTGACCTGCAGGCGCGTACCGAATCATTCGACGTCCAGCCACGAACCACGTCGGAAGGTCGCCGCGGTGAGTGAGGAACCGTATGTGCGCGCCATCGCCCGCACCATGGCCCGGTCCCACTATCCGCTCGCATGGTTCGAAAACTACCCAACCAACATCTTCGATCATATAAGGAAGTACAGGGATGAAATCTCACATGAGGAAGACGCCACTGGTCACGAGCGTATGGCAGTTAGTCTCCCAACCACTGCCGTTGCTCACACCGAATGACGTACGCGACCAGGAGTTTTCCACGCACCGGTTCCGCGAGGGATACGACATGAATGAGGTCGACGACTACCTCGACCACGTGCGCGACACCATCAACCGCCTCGCGAAAACACTCGAAACACTACAGAAAGCGCAAACGAAATGAGCAGGAAAGAGATCACCACACCGGTCACCGCCGCCATCGCGGACGGCGACATGGACGTGGTCAAAGCCAACACGCTGCTACTCGCCATGGAAGCGTATGCAAAGCAGCTTAACGCATCGACTAAGGCGCTGCGCAAGTACCTCGTCGAACACACGGAGCCCAACGAAACAGTCACGACGATGCTTGGCGAGAGCACGCACCGTCGCGGGGGAGAGGCGAAACCGAAAGTCGACGACATCGCCATGCTCGGCTCATGGCTGTATGACAACGGCGAGGAGGACATGACCGACAGCGGTTACATCCTGCCCGTCGAGGAGGCGCTCGACCCGAAGGTCATCGCCATGATCATGAAGAAACACAATGTCACCGAGATCCCCGGAGTCAAATGGGCATCCGCTAGAGATGATTCCGTCGCGGTGAGCGGACCCTCGTGGGATGAGATCATATCCGATCCGAAACTGCGCGAAACGGCCGCGAATGCGCTGAAGATGACCGGCATCCCGCAGATTGCAGCCGGGGAACAAGAAAACGGCGAAGCCGAGGAAGACGAGGAGGCGTTCTCATGGGAAACGATCTGACGGTGCGCAAGAGCGCCGAGGTGACGATGTCCGAGCAGATTCGGTGGGCGAAGGCGGCCGAACAGGCCGACATCCTGCCGGAGGCGTACAAGGGCAAGCCCGCGAACATTCTCGTCGCTGTCGGGTTCGGCGCGTCGATGGGATTGAGCCCGGCGGAGAGCCTGTATCGCATCAGTGTGATCAAGGGCAAGCCGACGATGAGTGCGGAGCTGATCGCCAGCCAGGTGCGTAAAGCGGGTCATAAGCTGCGCATCCGTAAGGATGAGGCGAAGGTGAGCGTCACGGCGATCATCGTGCGCGCTGATGACCCGGACTACCCGTTCACGGTCACGAGGGACATGCAGTGGGCGAAATCGATGGGGTTGGCGAACAACCAGAACTACGCCCGTCAGCCGATGACGATGCTCACGTGGCGTGCCATCAGCGCCGTGGCCCGCGAAGCCTGCCCCGAAGCCCTGTATGGTGCCGGGTACACGCCGGATGAGATGCAGGACCTGCCAGAGCATGCCGCATCGGAGCCGGTGAGCGTGCAGGTGGTCGCCACCCACGAGCAGCGCATGCAGCTTGCCGGCCTCCTGAAGCAGGGTGGCGTCGATAATGCCGGCAAGGCGCGCATCGCGCTCAAGGCGCTGGTCGGCGTGGACAGCGCGAATGTGAAGGACGTGTCGGACGATGACGTGCTGATGATGCTCGACTCGCCTGACATGGTGCCGGGGAGAGTCAGAGACGCGTTGTGGAACGCCGAACACCCGGATATCGAACCACCCCATGAAGCGCAGGAAGCCTCGGAGGCAAAGAAATGATCAATGGAATACCAAGTCTTATCGTCGGTAATCTCGGTCGCGACCCCGAATCGCAGCAGGTCAACGGGAAGACCATCGCTCGGATCAGCGTATGCGTGACGCCAAGGGTCAAAAAGCAGGGGCAGTGGGGTGACGGCGCTCCCGTCTGGTATCGCGTGACCGTGTGGGACCAGTACACGGCCCAGCACATCCTCAATAGCCTGCACAAGGGAGATCACGTGGTCTGCTACGGGGTCGTCACGTCGGACGAATACCAGGGCAAGGTGAATCTGGAAATGAGCGCCGACGTGGTCGGTGTCGACCTGAACCGCAGTGACGTGCAGGTCATGCCACGCCAGAACAACGGTGGTCAGTCACGCCAGACGCCGGGTTACGCGAACCGTCAGGCCACGCGACAGGAGGCATCGGCTGGCGACCCATGGGGTTCCGGAGATGGTTTCACGACCGCTAGTAGTGACTTCGGGGGCAGTGATGAACCGGAGTTTTGAGAATATCGAGCCGCCCGACGTGGAACCCATATGCCCCGACTGCGGGATGCGGCTGAATGCGGCGGGGGAGTGCAGGAACTGTCGCGCCATCAACAACTACGAAGCGTACGACGAAAAGTCCATAGCCACGTGGAAGGAGCGTACGGCATGATCTCGCAGAGAACCATCGCGGCGGCGCTTGGATTGAGTCGGGCATCCGTGAAGAACGCACTCAACGGCTCCGGACGCACTTCAAGGAAGTTGTCGGAAACGGTCATCGACTACGCACGCACTCACGGGTATTCGGGCCGCATCCGACCGTACGAGTCGAAACCAAAAGCGAAACCCCATGGCGCATCGAACATGCCCGTACAGGTCGCCGGCGGAAGCGTGTCCCGCGCCACGTTCGAATGGATGACAACGATGCTCGACTGGGCTGATACCGGAGCCTACGGCGCCCGTAACATCCGTGAGGAGCTGATATGAGCCGGAACAGGAAAAGCGCGAAAACCGAGGGGACCCGGTTCGAAACCGTGGTGCGGGACTACCTCGCCCAGGCGCTCGACGATGATCGGATCATGCGGCCGCGGCTCCATGGCGCCACTGATATCGGCGACATCGCCAACACCTACTTCATGGGCCAGCGGGTCTGCATCGAATGCAAAAACACCAAAGCCAAAGCCTACCGCGCACACATGCTGGAGGCGATAGACGAAGCAGGCAATCTCGATGCACCATTCTATTTCGTCGTGCAGAAAGTACCAGGCATCGGGTTCAGGAGTATGCGGAAGATCGGTTCGCAAATGGCATACACGACGCCGGAGGTGCTCGACGCGATGCGCCGTGAGGCGCCGGACGACCTGTTCCTGCACAACACGGGGAACTTCACACCATTCACGACCAAGGGGAAGGCGCCCATGGAACTGGTCCGCTGCGATCTGCGTTCGCTCGCGGTGGTCCTCAACCACGGTCTCCCGCTGGGTCGGGAGATGGAATCGTGAGGCCACGTCCGGACCTGCGTAACGGCGGCCGTGTCCTCACCCAACCGGTGGCCGACAGCACAGGCCGATGGCCCTACGAGACGGAAGTGCAGCACATCGACCCGCAGGTGCTCGACTTCATGCTCACCGACCCGGGATGCATCCACTACATTGACGTCTGCCGGAAGCCCAGGGGCATGAACGCCACGCAGGCAGCCGCCTACATGCACATCAGCATCGACAGCATGTACTACCGGATCGAAGCGGGTACCGGGCCACGCATGACCAATCGGCATCCACCACGATTCGACCACCGGGATCTCGACCAGTGGCTCGACCAGGAGTACCTGGAACAGGCAAAGAAGGGAAAAACATGAATGCAAATGATTGCAGTATACCGGCCGAAGTCACCATCACAACCAACACCGGAAAGCCCAAAACGATATTCGTCTGGCTGGATGTCTTCGGGATTGAATTCACCTCGCTGGTAGTGTTCGCGGACCTCATGGCGCAGGCCTACTGGTTCGCCCTCATGGTGACGATATCGACCGTCTACTGGGTTTGGAGACTGGGGCACGACCTCAAGGACTTCCGGTGGACGGTAACCGAACGGAAGTACACAGCGCCAAGGAAAGGAGAGAACCATGAGGATACGGACGATTAAACCGGAATTCTGGCGCAGTGATGATATCGATGCGTTGTCCGTGTTTGACTGCTATTCAGGACCGCTCCCATCACAGCGATCTTGCGATGAATTGATTCCAACTAAGTACGCTCGTGGGTTTGTGTATTTTGCTTTTTGCGGCGACGAACTTTCTTATATAGGGAAGACCTGGCATGTGAAAGACAGGCTGGATAAGCACAGACGCAAGGCGTGGTGGCATCTAGTTACATGGCTTGAGGTAGTTGGTTTGGATGCAAATGATTTTTATGAGACCGAAATTCGAGAAGGATTTCTCGAGGCTCTTTGTATCGCCAATCTCAACCCATCACGGAATATTTTAAGGCCCAAGCACTATATGAATAGGGAATTGACGGTGACATATGGCAAGGATTAGGACAATCAAGCCTGAGTTTTGGCGGTCTCCATCCACTGCGAAAGCGTCTCCATGGGCAAGACTTCTTTATATAGCGATGTGGAATTGGGCTGATGACCACGGACGCGCGGAGTGGACTCCCATGGAGCTGATGTCATTCGCTTTCCCACACGACTCGGAATCACCGACGTTTATCACGGAATTTCCGCGCATACTCACGGAAGTTGCAAACACCTTCTCGGTGGAGTTCTACATCAACGATGAAAGGCGTTTCTACTCGATCACCCGGTGGGATGAGCATCAGAGGAACGAACGTCGCGCTTCGTCAAGGTTTCCAGCGCCTGACGACCCGGAATCGGCTCCAGACAAGGAGTTCTACGGCAATCACGGTTTTACCGACAATAGTCGCGGAGATTCCGCGCATACAGACGGTGGTTCAGCCTTGGAACAGGGGAACAGGGGAACAGGGGAACAGGGGAACAGGGGAACAACATACCCGCGAAACAAGTTTCGCGTTCTCGCTCGAAACTTCCCGACGACTGGACCCCGAAGCGATCCCACTACGAACTCGCAACCAAGATGGAATCCGAAGGCAAAGCGAAGGTTGATGTTGATGATCTGGCTGCCCAGTTCCGTGACACTATCGCCGCCACCGGCAACAAATACAAGTACAAGGATTTCGACAGGGCGTTCTCCACTTGGATCCGCAGGCACGCCGACGAACCGAGGCGGGGGAGACCTTTCGGCGTCTATCTCACCAAGACGCAGAAGGCTCAGGCCGAATGGGACGAGGACCGGCGCATCCACGACCAGCTGGCCGCGGAGGAAAGGATGACCCAACATGCTGTCGAAAACTGACTGCTGGGACCTCATGACCGCGATCAAGCACCTTGACCATCGGACGGCAGACCAGAACGACGCGATCCTCTTCGGCCAGATCATCAACCAGGCGTGCGGCCCGACGCTGTCTCAGTGCCTCGCCGCATTGGCTGAATGGCATACCCGGCATCATGACTTCGGGATGATAGCCCCGGAGGACATCGTCGAGATCATCAAAGCCCATCGTCCGAGCACCAGACTTTCGGAGGCGGAGATCGGTCGGATGCTGGAGCCGCTCGACCTGACGGCGTATGAACTCTGGGCGGCTCGGCGGTCGTTGATCGCGAACGTGGACCGTGGCATGCCAGCACGGCAGGCGCTTTCGACAGCCTTGGACATGTCTCGCGGACGTCAGCTTCCGTCGGCGCCGGCGAAGCCGAAGCGGACGCACACCCCCCCATTTCGCCGGCAGACTCGGCAAAGGGGACATCAACCAAATACTAGGAAAGGAACCAGAATGACAGGAACAGGGCACACGGAAGCCGCTGGACGGCAAAACAAGGCATATACGCCAACCACCGAGGAAGTGAGATCGCACTACGCCGCCCACCGTCTCGTAACGCTTGAAGGGGATGACAACGACCTGCCAACAAGCTACGTAGTCCGTCGACTTGACCAAGTTTACGGGCCAGAGTTCGACCGCTGGCTCCGAAAAGTGAAAGCCGAAGCATGGGGTGAAGGGCATGCGCGCGGTTGGATGGATGCCATGGAATCAGTCCAAGCCGATACGGCAGTAAGCAGAGCTCTCGCCGGAGTGAGTCCCAACCCCTACGAAAGCGAGGAAGCATGAGCATCTTTCAACCATCGTTCGATGGAATCGCACCGGTGACGGATATCGAATTGGATCGGGCTTTCGACGTTTACGAAACCGATGAGAAATACCTGGCGATGGTCGGCAGCGCGAACACGATACCCGATTACCAGCCGCGGCAGGAAGCACTCAAACAAGCCTCAAGATACGCACTGCGAAAAGCAATCAACAACGTTCTGAAAGGACGAGAATCATGACACAGGAATACGAACCAATAGAAATAACCGAGAGCACACCGGAACCAGAGTGTGATGACACGTTTCTTCTGGATGTCCATGACGATTTTGGCAGAGGTCATTTTTGTGGAGTTATCGCAATCAACGTGGAAGGAGGTTGGATGACAACGGGTTCATCAAAAATATTTGATTGGGAACAGTTCAGGAAAGCATACGTCGGTTGGCGTATTCAGTCCTTCGCTGCTCATGATACTCAGATACGAGCAGAAGCGTGGGGTGAAGGGCATGCGCGCGGTTGGATGGATGGTGTGGAGAATGCCGAACCGGCATCTCCAAACCCGTATCGCAAAGAAAACTATCTCTATAAATCGAACGGTTTACAGCGTGAGGAGCAGCAATGAGTATCGCAACAGATGAAGCGGAGGAAAAGATCGAGCGAATTCCTTGTATCTATAATTCCGATGATTTGCGTAAAGCTTATGTTGCCGGTCGTACCGCTGAGCCTACCGAAGGGGAGATCGAGGCTGGTGCGATTGCGATATTCAGCCGGCTCACCACGTCAGCACATCATATGAGCCACGATGATTACGTTGCCGCCTGGCATTGCATCGCGCCGGAGCAGCGTGAGGAATTCATGGCGCAATCCAAAGCGGTGCTCGAAGCCGCTCGTAAGGCAGTATCGGAATGACCAAGCGTAACGAAACCCGCTACAACGAGGCGCAGGATGCCATGCGCGATGGTGCGGACGACGAGCAGATACGCCGTGACTACGGGTTCAGCCCACAGGTCATCGCCGCGCTACGCGCGACGTTAGAAGACAAGGGGCCGGAATTTTGAAAGATTACTGTTTCAATGAAATTCGCATTATCCATCACAGAAATGGTGAAACGCAGTTTTTGGCAGATGGCTATGACATGGCTTACGGGGTTGAATCCGGCAGTATAAAAATCGAACCTCCAGATTCTTCCTTCCCGTTGGCCAGGATTCATGTAACCCTTCTCGCCCGACACCTAGAAACCGAGGTTGTTGAATGATTACGACTCGACCTGTCATCGTCGGCTGCGCTTTGTGTGGTGCTGAGACTGCAGGAACGCAGGTTTGCGGCAAGTGCGTGACCAAGCTGTCGCACATGCTGCACCACTTGGCTGTGCGACTGCCTGACCTTCGTCAGATCGCGGCGAAGAAGGCGAGCGTCATGGTGCGCGAAAGCAACCACGGTTCTCGAACCGTCGCCCCCGTGCCGGTGAACGTGGGCGCATGGCAGTTGCAGCAGAATCTCATAGAATACGCCGTACAGCTCGGCAAGGCATTGGGACTGCACTTTGTCCGGGTGAACGCAGAAAGCCTGCTCAGTGTGGCATCACGACGCTCGCAGAAGCTCATGAGCCGAAACGACGCGGTGCAAATCTACAAGCTGGCCGAGAATTCCGTCCACAGGCTCGACAGACAGTTCGAACCACCGTCAGACCGAATCCTCATCGGCCAATGCGACCACTGTGGCGCTGGCATATGGTCAAGCGAAGACGATCTGGCGGCAGGCTGGCAGCCATGCACATGCGGCACGACCGTCAACATCCGGCAGATACAGGAGCAGCGCATGTTCAAACTCGCCATATCCGACGCTCAAGGCACAGCAGCAGCACTCAGCAAACTGTTGAAAGGATGCGGTGTTGATATCAAGCGGAAAACGATCAGCGAGTGGAAGCGACGCGGCATCATCAAGAGCGTAGGCAGTCAGGACAGCAAGCCAGTGTTCCTGCTCTGGGACGTGTGGCGAGCGTACACACGCTAACTGTGGACGTTATTTGCATTCGCCAACTGTGGACGCCATACTAGCTAAAGTTGGTTATTTTCATAGATGGACATACCAACACCCCCATAATTAGAGCCCGGCCATGTTTGAGCCGGGCTCACTTGTAAGTTACTCGAAGTTAGTCAAGCTCCTCGCAATCCTTGCAATGACGATAACCATTGTCACCAGACTGCTTGTTGTACCAAGGAATCTGCTTACCAGTAGGGCAATCGTCATGATCGTGATACACATCAGGATCACTGGGGTTACTTGAATAATATCTTGCGACCTTCATAATTCACCTCCTCTCCAATGAGGAATCCAACAGACAACAACTATAGCCCGAAAGGCAGGTGGCGTGATGCCAAAAGAAAAGTTCTACGAGTCGGATTATGAGCACCCGAAGGTCCAAGGAGACGACAACGAACCTGACCTAACCGTGCAATGGGGAGACGAACCACCCTACATCAAAGGAGCGATGACACTGAACAGTCGCTCCGCCATCAACCGCCTCATACGCAGCCTGCGCCGCGCGCGAAACCAGCAGTTCGGCAAAGACCAATAACCATTCTTGCCGTCATATAGCGGGCGGCAATATTCTTTCCGCACTGCTCCTCGACCGGTTGTCGACATACGCTCCTTGGCCTGGAGCATTCCGGTCATGCATAAGGCGGAAGGACTCCTCTGTAGCTCAACGGATAGAGCACGTAATGTTAGTGCGCGCGAGCGGGTTCGACTCCCGCCAGAGGAACGAATGATGCACGGTTAATGGATCCGAGTGCATCCCGTATAGGTTGATCGCTATGCGACTGCCCACCATTGGTGGGCACCACCATAATCCTCACTAGAGGTCAGGCACGCTGAAATGCGGTGCTCCCCGAGAGCATTCAAGCCTCTGCCCGCACATGTCGGTCGCACGGTGCGATGACGGTCTCCAAAACCGTCAGACTTGGTCCGACTCCAAGCCGACGTGCCATGGTTCTCGCGTATCAGGGATAACAGCTGGGTTGCCGAATGGCAGTAGGACGCAAGTCTTAGAATTCCTTCGCTCCCAAGTGAGAACCACACTCTTGCCTGGTGGACTTTACAACCTTTCCCCACCAGGCACCATACTTCACACGGAGGCACACGATGATGGCACCGCACACCGAGATAGAACTATCCATCACCGCCCCCGAAAGCGACGATGAACCGCTGTGCAGCTTCCACGTGAAGGTGCCGCTGCGCATCAAACCCACCACCGAACGCGGATACCAATACCAGACCGTCGAAGTCAGTGTGGACGAGACCAGCCTGCAACACCGCTTCCAACGAGCCACACAAGCATTCATGGACGCATTCGAAAAAGAGTAAACACTTCAAGACCGACGGAGGCAAGCGATGAACGAGGATGAAGCCGAAGCCTTCAGCGAGAAGATACGCAAAGCACTCGAACAGGTCCTGCCATACGGCACACCATTCGCCTTCGTATGCGACACCACGCCGCTCGAGGAAATCAACAGCGACGGCAACGGACGCATCAGCTGGGTATCACCTAAGACCCAAGCGCCATACGTCACCGTCGGACTCTTCAGCATGGGCGCAGACTGCTTCGACTTCGAATAACACTTGCCCTGCCTCGCCACAATCCCACAGCCCACACAGGCCGACGAGAGCAGGGCAACATTACATTCAACTCGGCCAGATCGTCGAGCCCTTTGACTCGGCCGCAGGCTCTGGTGTCTTGACCGGCTCCGGCTCCGACACTTTGCCCGGCACCACTTCCGGACCCTTCGGTTTCACGAGCAGACGGGACTCATTGATCCCATTCCTCACCGCCGCCTTGATGACGAAATACCCAACCACCAACCCCACCAACATGGCCACACCCATCACCAACGGCACCCACGAGTAATCCGGCTCCGAGTAATACATGACAACCCCCATTCAATAGACACACATGACAAGCACAGCATACCGCCGGAAAGGTCACGCCCATGCCCATGCGCCGATGCGCCTGGCCCAACTGCCCACAACTCGTACCAGTCGGACAACGCTACTGCCAACCCCACGCAACCATCCACGACAGGCAGCGCGGCACCGCCAAGCAACGAGGCTACGGCAAAGCACACCAAGCACTACGACAACAATGGGCCAACGCCATCGCACACGGACTCACACCAACCTGCAACCGATGCGGCCAACCAATCACACGCGGCCAAGCATGGGACCTCGACCACGCAGCAGACCGGCAACACTATCGCGGACCAGCACACGCTCACTGCAACCGCAGCGCAGGACAAGCAAACAGCACAAGAATGCGCGAACATTGGACGAAATAACACACTAAAAACCTAAAAACAAAAACAATTAACTTAAAAAGCATTCTCCGAAAACCAGACCGGAAAAATTCCGACGCACCCCCACCGGGGTGACCCCACCTGGCACCCTTCAGGACCGCCGGAGAGGTGGCTCGCAAGTGCGGAGGGTTCAAAGTTTTCGCAAGGACCGTTCTCGAAGCATGGAATGTGAGGTCAGCATGGCTCAGGGTGGCGCTCGAGCGCGTTCCGGTCCTGCGTTCGACCCGAATTCCGAGCGTTCCGAACGCATGGGCAGATCGTTGCTCCCTTTGGATGCGAAAGGATATCGCTATAAGCCACGCGCTTTCCCATTGAGCCGATACATCATCTGGGATTCCTATAAGGATGAGGATGGTTTCCATAAGGAGAAGGACAAGGATTCCACCGAAGCGTGGAATGAGCGCGAGCAGCAACTTTGGCGTGAACTTTGGAAGCTTCCGCAGGCTATTGCATGGCATATGCCGGAATATGCGTATCTGTTCAACACGGTTGCCTTGTACTGCCGTCAGTTCGTGATTTGTGAGTCTCCTGATGCGAAGGCGGCTGACCGTTCCACGTTGCAGCGCTACGCGGACACGATTGGCCTGACCCCGCAGGGTTTGCGGCTCAATGGTTGGCAGATTGTCGATCAGCAGACCAAGCCGAAATCTTCTGCTAAGGATTCGAAGATCATTCAGTTCCCAAGTGCACGGGACCGGTTCACTGATATTTAGGAGGCTTCATGGCGGTTGCGTCTTTGCCGAAGTCTCTGGGTTTCCTGTTCGCCGATTGGACGCAGTGGCATTGCGTTGTTCCTTCCGGCTATGACCTGAACAAGCCGTTTGTGCTGACTGGGTGGCAGCTGCGTAACGCCGTCGAGTTCTACCGTGTGAAAGAGGATACGAAGTTTAATGCTTCGAGGCCGTTGCAGGGTGCCGCCTTTCGTTGGCGTCGCGGACAGATCGTCGGCGGTCAGAAGCTTGGCAAGTCGCCTTTCGGTGCTGCAACCGCCTGTTTCGAGGGTGGTGGTCCTTGCGTGTTCTGTGGCTGGGCCAAGGGTGGCGAGGTGTACCGCTGCTCCGACTGGGGTTGTGGATGCGGGTTTGAATACCGCTATCAGCCGGGCGAGGCGATGGGCATGCCAAGGCGAACAGCCCTGGTGCAGTTGCTCGCCAACTCGGAGGAACAGACGGCGAACGTGTACCGCCCATTGCAGACGATGGTTCGTAACGGCAAGCTTGACGACTTGATGAAAGTGCGGGAGGGCTTCATACGCCTGCCTAACGGTGGCCGCATCGACCCAGTGACCGCGTCCGCACGCTCCAAGCTCGGCAATCCCGTGAACTTCGCCTTGTGCGACGAGTCTGGCGTGTACACGAAGCGTTCTGGCATGTTCGAGGTCGCCGATACCGTGCTTCGTGGCGTTTCCGGCATGGATGGCAGGATGCTTGAGCTTACGAACCCATGGGATCCGATGGATGCCTCGTTCGGGCAGGCTACCTATGAGAGTCGCTCGACCGATATTATGAAGTATTTTCCGCGCCATGATCCTGACCTTGACTTCACCGACAAGGATGATCGGCGCAAGATTCTCGAATTCGTGTATCAGGGAAGCCCCTGGGTGAATCTGGACAGTGTGGAGGCTACGGCTTCCGAGCTTCTTGAACGTGATCCGGCGCAGGCGAGACGTTTCTTCGGATGCGAGCTGGTTCAAGGTTTGGGCGCTTACATGCCCGAAGCTCTCTATGACGCAACCGAGAAGGATCGGCCAGTGCCTCCCGAGGGTTCTGAGATTTGTCTTGGCTTCGATGGTTCGCAGTCGGGGGATTGGACGGCGCTTCGAGCTGAGGCTGTTGACGGCTGGCGTTGGACTCCCACCTATGGTGCCGCGAAGCGCCCGTCGTACTGGAATCCGAAGGAATGGGAGGGTCGCATACCGCGCAGTGAGGTCGATGCGTGCGTGAGTGACATGTTCCATCATTACCGCGTGAAGCGCTTCTACTGTGACCCTCATCCATGGGAGACGCAGGTCGACGCGTGGAGCGAACGCTACGGCGAGGATGTGGTCGTCCAATGGCCTACGAATCAGCCTGGGCGCATGTACAACGCGCTTGTGAGATTCCGCGAGGATACGGCCGACAAGACGACATCCCATAGCCCCGATCTGACAGCGAAGCTGCACATGATGGCAGCTCGCATGGTTGCCAAACCCGGTGACAAATTCGTTCTAGGCAAACCGTCAGAGAATCAGAAGATCGATATTTCCATGGCTGACATCCTAGCCCATGAGGCTGCTTGCGATATGCGTGCCCTGGGGTGGGGCATGAATAGCAACAAGGTTTTCCTGCTTGGACAGACCACAAAGATTGGAGGTGCGCATGGAGGCGGTAACGGAGTTGTCTTCGGATGAATCTGCACTGATGCGACACTTGTATACAAGGCTTCAGACCTTGCGTAAGGTCCATGAGGATCTTGACAAGTATTATCGTGGCGAGCAGCACATCCAGACGATAGGCCTTGCCGTGCCGCCTGAGCTGCGAGTGTTCGAGTTTCCCCTGAACTGGCCTCGCGTCACTGTGGATACCGTGGTGCAGCGTCAGCATGTGCGCTCTTTCAGCCTTCCCGATGATCCAGATTCCAACGACTACCTGTCGGAGGTCTGGGAAGCGAACAACATGGATTCGCAGAGCGTCTTAAACCATCTGGAAACGCGCGTGCAGGGTCATGGATTTGTTTCTGTCGGCACCAACGAGGATGACACCGAACATCCGCTGATTACCGTGGAGTCATCCCGTTCGATGATCTCCGAGATCGATCCACGCACGCGAAAGATTACGGCAGCTCTACGAATCTACTACGATCCGTTGGAACGTGCTGCACCCACGGAGGCTACGCTCTACTTGCCTGATTCGACCATCTACCTGCAGCGCGTCAAGGGATGGCAGTGGGCTATAGAGGATCGTGACGACCATAAGCTGCATCGTGTGCCTGTCGTGCAGTTCCTTAACCGTCCCCGTGTTGGCAATTTCATTGGTGAATCCGAGATGAAGGATGTGCTCAAGCCCACGGATATGGCGGCTCGAGCGCTCATGGATTTGCAGGTTGCGATGGAGACTCATGCGGTTCCCGGTAAGTGGGCTACCGGCGTGAACAAGGATGATTTCATCGATGCGGCCACTGGCAAGATGGCGGCTTCATGGCAGGCGTATTACACGGCCATGACTGTCACACAGGATTCCTCTGCACGTTTCGGACAGTTCCAGGCATCGGAGTTGACGAATTTCAAAACGGTGATTGACATGCTTGCCGAACAGGTGAGTTCCGTGACCGGCCTGCCTATGCGCTACTTCGGACAGAACACGGCGAACCCTGCAGCCGAGGGTGCCATCCGCGCTGATGAGGTTCGACTCGTGAAGAACGTCGAGTTGAAGAACATGACCGATGGTGACTGTTGGGCTGACGTGATGGCCTTGGCCTACCGGTTCGGCAAGGGCGAGTGGCTTGACGGCAATCGGATCCGCACTGACTGGGATGACCCGAACACGCCTACATTCTCGCAGAAGGCGGATGCGATACAGAAGCTTGTCGCTTCTGGAATTCTCAGCCGTGAGGGTGCCTGGGACGAGCTTGGCTGGTCTCAGGCTCGCAAGGATTTGGAACGGCAGCGGTTCGATGAACTTGATGCGGCGCAGTGGGAGAATCTTTTGAAGCCGGAGGCTACGAGTGCGGACAATGGCGGGGCAGGAGATGCCCAAGGTGGCGGTATTGCAGGGCAGGTACCTGCGGTCGGTCAGCAACAGGGCAGTGGCGCAGATAGTCAAGGCGTGGCGGCAAAACCGGTCTGACGACTTCAATCAGGCTTACGCGGACGCTTACGCGCCCATGCTTTCAGCATTGGATTCAGCTCAGCAGGACGTGGCCGAATACATGGCTGACACAACACCAGATGTGATGCAAAGCCTGGGCAGCAAGAACATAGGTAGTGGAGAATTCGCGTTTGACACTTCAAGGCTTATCGGATGGGCTGGCAACGGGCAGAACACCTTCGTCAACCTATGGAGCAGCGTTCTGCTTGGCAAACAATCGGTAGCGAACGGAAATTCCTTGAATATGGCACTTTCCACCATTGAGAACAGTCTGGCGCTACGTTCGCGCACGGTCCTTGCCGACACTGCCCGAACTTCCTCGATGATGGCTGCGAAGGCGCATAGTTTCACGGCACACTATGTGCGTATGCTGACGCCGCCATCCTGCGGGCGCTGCGCGATCCTTGCCGGCATCCCTTCGGGGAAGAAAGCGTTCGAGCGGCATCCGCATTGTGATTGTGTAGCGGCATGGAGCACCGATGAAAGCGCTCTGGCCAAGCATTATGCGAACGCGACCGACTATCTGAACTCGCTGAGCTCTGAGGATCTCGCCAAGACGCTTGGATCACAAGCTAATGCACAGGCATGGCATGATGGTGCAGACCTGAATCAGCTGGTAAACGCCTACCGTAAGAGCGGGAACGTCCGACCAGCACAGCTTTACGGCAGATCCATTAAATACACGTCTGAGGGCACCACGAAGCACGGCTGGGCGTATTCCCGTATGAAACAGGCCGGATATGTCAAAGGGCATGTGGAATACGGTTCGAAATACTGGCGTGCCGACCGGCCCAGATTGATGCCTGAAAGCATCTATCAGATCGCAGGCAGCGATCACGCTCAGGCGATGAGACTTCTCAACAATTACGGGTGGCTGTAAACAGCCTCTCTTATCTAATTTTTACCGCTCGTGCGATGCGAGTGGCTTTTGCCATGCGATGTGGCGCAATCAACAAGGAGAAACTATGCATACACGTTGGAATTCTCTACGGCATGTCCGCATGATCGTCGCTGATGGCGGCGAAGGCGGAGGAGTTGCAGAAGATGGTCAGGGCGATCCTGAGCCAAAGCCGGACGAGAGCAACGCGGAACAGCAGGGCAACGAGTCCGAGAAGCTTGGCGAGAACGGGCTGAAAGCACTCAAGGCCGAACGTGAGGCGAACAAGGCCGCGAAGGCCAAGCTGGCCGAATACGAGGCTCAGATCCAAGCATTCAAGGACAAGGACAAGACCGAATCCGAGAAGGAAGCCGAACGGTTGCAGGCATTGGAGAAATCCAATTCCGAGAATGCGCTCAAGGCCTTGCAGTATGAGGTTGCCGCTGAAAAGGGTATCCCTTTGAAGCTCGCCACTCGGCTCAACGGTTCCGACAAGGATTCCATGCTCGCTGATGCAGATGAACTTCTTCCGTTGATTCAGCAAACCAAGCCGAATATTCCCAAACCCGACAAGAGCCAGGGCAGGGGTGGCAAGCCAAAGCCTGCGTCCCTGTCCGCCGCGATCGCCGGTCATCTGAAATAACCCTTAAGGAGGGTACAAATGGCAGTAACTTTGGCAGAAGCCAAGAACAATGCGCTCGAAGACTATGATCCCATGGTCATCGATGAGTTCCGCAAGAACTCGGAAATCCTTGATTCCCTCATCTTCGATGATGTGGTGAGCCCCGCTGGCGGCGGCGCGACGCTTACCTACTCATATCGTCGTCTCGCAACCCAGCCGACCGCTGCGTTCCGTGCGATCAACAGCGAATACGCACCGCAGGAAGTCACCACGCAGAAGTTTTCCGTCGATCTGGCGGTTCTCGGTGGCAGCTTCGAAGTCGATCGTGTGCTCGCCAACCTCGGACCGGAAGCTTCCGGTGCCATCGCATTGAACATCACGCAGAAGGTCAAGGCTGCGACCACTCTGTTCCAGGACACCGTGATAAACGGTGACATCGCCAAGAACGCGAATGCTTTCGATGGGTTGGATAAGGCGCTGACCGGTTCCAGCACGGAGGATAAAACCTCCAATCCGGATTGGACGGACATTTCGGACAACGGCTTCAAGATCCTCGATTCGCTCGACGCGTTCCTGAGCCTGCTCGATGGTGATCCGACCGTCCTGGTCGGTAACGCCAAGGCATTGGCAAAGGTCCGCGCCGCAGCACGTCGCACCAGCCAGTACGTCAAGGATCCCGTTGAGGATCTGGTCGGCGCGAACGGGCGCCCTGTCACTCGAGAGACCTATGGCAACATCCTGCTCGTGGACGCCGGAGCCAAGGCTGGTACTAATGATCCGATCATCCCCGTGGATCCGTCTAAGGGCACTTCGGATGTGTACGCCTACCGTGTCGGTCTGGACGGCTTCCATGGCGTCTCCGTTGCTGGTGGACAGCTCGTGCAGACTTGGCTGCCAGACTTCACCACTGCAAATGCGGTGAAGAAGGGCGAGGTCGAACTTGGCCCCATCGCCGTCGCGTTGAAGGCCACTAAGGCCGCCGCCGTTCTTCGCGGGGTGAAGGTGCAATGAGCTGGACGGTGAAGACCCCGGTCAAGGGCTTCACTGGCGATGTCGCAGGTGTTGATTTCCAAAATGGTGTCGGCACCTGCACTTCCGACATCTCGTATTTCCAACGTCATGGATACGAGATTACGGAAGACAAGCCAGCAAAGCCAAAGTCAACTGCCACAGCGAAAAAGTGAGGTAGCCATGCCAGACGATCCACTCGTAGCCCGATATGCATCCGTCGCCGATGTCGCTGCCGAACTTGGTGAGGATATCACCACTGACAGCGCACGGGGCAAGCAGATTCAACGGTGGCTCAACAGGGCGGAGCGCATCATCCGCGCTCGAGTGACCGAACTGGACGACTGGGCGAATGCCGATGGTGGCTACAAAGCTACCGTGAACGACGTGGAAGTCTCGGCCGTGGAACGCAAAGCCAGAAACCCTGACGGCATGCGTTCCATGATGACCCAGATCGATGATGGCAACTTCCAGCAGACGGTGGATGCCTCGAGGTCTACGGGCGAGATTGTCATCCTTGACTCGGAGTGGTCGCTGCTGCTGAGAAGCTCGTCCACAACGGCGTTCAGTGTAGTCGACAAGGCGCAGCCTGACGCATTCCCATTGCCTCACTACCCATTCGGCTACTAGGAAGGCGCATATGGACATTTCAAGCATGGTGCAGGCTGCCCTGCCGAAGATGCGTGCCAACGCCGAATCTCTCATGTCGGACTCGTTCGACGTGATGCGTCCGACTGGCAGGAATGTGGTCGATCCAGACACTGGCGTTGATTCGCCGGAGCTGGTGCTGTTCGCGCAGTCGAAGGGGAAGATCCAGACTGCCGGTGGCATCGCCTCGCAGGTGGTCACCGCATCCGGTGACAGCAGCAACGTGGGCGGCAACGTGCCCGTATGGAGCCTATACATCCATTTCCCGATGACACTCGTGGGTTTGCGGGAGAAGGATGTGGCAGTCTGCACGGCCTCAACCGATTCTGACATGGTTGGCAAGCGTTTCAGACTGGTGAACCTGCAGTCCGAAAAGACGCATGCCACCGCCAGACGGTGGAACGTACAGGAAATGCCCGAAGGAGACTGACATGGCACTCATTGACGTATCCCAAGTGAATGCGCTCGCCCAAAAGCTCGCGGCGGCACCATTGAAGAAACATGCATTGGTTGCTGCGGCGGTGAAGAAGGGCGCGCAGAACATCAAGGAAGCCATCCAGGAGGATGTACGGTCCTCATCCAACCCCGGATTCCGCCGCATCCCCATCCACTACGACATGAAATCCGAGGGCGTGCGCATCGAAGCCGACATCGGACCGGAGGAGGGTGGTGCCGGGTCTCTGGCCAACATCGCGTTCTTCGGCACGAGCCGTGGCGGCGGCGGCCATGAATTCTACGGTCACGGCGCTGACGAGCTTGACCCGACAGCCCAGTATGTGGCCAAGGCGGCCGAAGGACTGTGAACGGCTACGCTAGAGCACGCGCCGCCATCATCGGACTACTGCCCGACCTCAAAGGGTGGAAAGTGTACCCCGATGGCATAGCTACCGGTGCGAAACCGCCATGGGTCGTCGTGTCCATGAGCGAGGACGGGCGCGAACGCTCCGAAGGCGGACGGACCACGAACCATCTCGGCAAACTCGACATACGTGTTGTTTCCTTGTCGGAACTCGGCATCGGCATTGTATGCGACAAGCTCACCGAAGCGCTCGATGGTGCGCACGCCGACGGCGTGTCAGCGCTCATAGCGGATGTTGATTCTGGCGTGTACGCATCCGAACTCGTCGACACGGACTCCTCCACTCCGTACCTCATGCGGGTACTGACCTGGCGCACCGGATGGCCGGCATGACATACCGAACACGACGACAACCAACACAGGCTATGGCACAACGCCATGACCTCAACTATATAAGGAGCAGTAATGGCTAGTAATGTATCCGCATATCTCGAAGAGGGCGTCAAGTCCGTTTTCGTCAAGACGCTGGCGGACATGAAAACACCAAAGATCAGCGAATTGACCGGCGTTGGCGCGACCGAACTTTCGTTTTATATCGTGCCTAACGGCTGGAAGCCGACGCGCTCGCAAGACAGCATCGACGATGGTCGTGAGGGTACCGCGACGGTGGGAAAGATCCTAGGTCCGAAAAAGTTCGACAATGGCGAGGTTGAGGTGCTTGATAACGTCAACCGCAAAGATGCCGACAATGCCGCCGTGGTGACACTCACCGAGGGGACGCAGGGCTATATCGTACGTCGTCGCGGACCTGAGGCGTCTGTCGACTGGGCCGCCGGTGATGTGGTGTCCGTCTACAAGGTCGCGATTGGTATGAAGAACCCGGTGGCTCACGCTTCCAACGCGCGCCAGACCAGCACGATCAGCTTCGCGATCGACCCATCGTCACTCATTGAAACCGCCACGGTCGCCACCGCCTGACCAGCAACACTTCCCGCCGTATGGTCTCCCACTCTCCCATGCGGCGGGAACCTCTTTACCAACTTGAGAGTGCCTACTTTGAAAGAGCGTGGAAAACATGGGTATCACAGTAAACAAGCCTGGGAAAACCGTCGATATCGTCACCGACATGGTGGCATTGCAGTCCAGCGTCGACGCGGCCAACGACCTCAACCAGGCGCGTGCGGACAATAAATCAGCAACGGACATCCAGGCGAAGAAGGCAGCATTGAGGAAGCTGGTCGCCAAGGTCGACGAGTCGACCATCCGGATGCGCATCCATGGTCTGAACGCATCGAAGTGGAATATGATCGTCATCGCCAACCAGAGCGTCGAAGGCGACCGCATCGTCAAGGATTGGCCGAAGATGGTCGCCGATGCCATCCCGCAGATGCTCGAATCCGCTGTCTGGAAAACGTCCGGTGATGCCATCGAATTCGCTGACGGCGACCTCGCCGAACTGCTCGACAGTCTCACTGACGTGCAGACCATGGACCTCATCGTGGCAGTGCAGGAGCTCAACACCCCCACCGCCTCGGTCCCAAAAGCGGTCCGCGACCTGATCTAGCCGGTCGCCTCGCCGAACACCCCGGACTGGTCGAGGAACTCCGCTGCGCCCACGGGCTCGGCATCAGCTACAAACGTTTCCTCGGCTGGACCCCCACGCCCGGCGACATGGTCGAATGGGATGAGACGGAACGGGCATGGATGCTCGCCCTGCAAACCTACGAGACGGCCCGTAAATGTCCCGTGTGCGGCATGGACATCACGTTCTGCCACGACCAGGAGAAAGTGCACCGGGCATTCAAGGGTGCCGACGTGGAGACGTGTTTCGTCGGTGAGATGCGTGAACAGGCCATGCGCCGTTTCGCCGATAGCGGCGAAGTCAAGGCCCCCAACTCGCAGACCACGAAACTCAACATGAGAAACGGATGAAGTCATGGCACTGAACGAGAACATCGTCATCCGCCTCATGGCGGACACGTCGAACTACACGACCAAGATGCAGGCCGCCTCCACCCAAGCGGAGACCATGGCCAAGGCCATGGAAAAACCCATGACCACAGGTCAACGAATGGAGGCCGGCTTCACCAAAGCAGGCCTCGCCGTAGGGGCCCTCTCCGCCGCCATCGGCGTCGCCGCCGTCAAGAGCTTCATCGACTTCGACGCGAAAATGAGCGAAGTGGCGACCAACTCCGGTGCCACTGGATCCTCACTCAACGCGCTACGCGAAGCCGCACTCAACGCCAGCCGCACCACAATCTACAGCGCCGAGGATGCCGCGGACGCCATCAACGAACTCGCCAAAGCCGGCGTCAGCGTCACCGATATACTCGGAGGCGGTCTGCACGCCGCACTCTCACTCGCCGCCACCGACAACATGAGCGTCGGCGACGCCACCCAATACATGGCATCCGCCATGACCCAGTTCGGCCTCACCGGCAAACAGGCCGGACAGGTCGCCGACGCGCTCGCCGCCGGCGCGAACAAGGCGTTGGGCTCCGTGTCCGCCATGGGCGAGGCGCTGAGCATGGTCGGTAGTACATCCCACATGCTTGGCGCGAACATGCAGGAGACGGTCGGAACCCTGTCGGCCATGGCCCAAGAGGGCAACATCGGGTCCGAGGCTGGCACCGAACTGCGCTCCGCGCTGATCGGCCTCATGTCCCCGTCCAAGCAGGTCAAAAGCGAGATGGACAATCTTGGTCTGTCGCTGTACGACGGGCAGGGCAAGTTCGTCGGCATCGCCAACTTCGCCGGACAACTGAAGGACAAGCTCTCGAAGCTCACACCGGAGCAGCGCAACCAGGCCATGGGCGTACTGTTCTCGAATGCGGCCATGAGCGCCGCGAACACCCTCTACAAAGAGGGCAAAGATGGTATCGACAAGTGGACGAAATCCGTTTCACAGTCCGGATACGCGGCAGATATCGCAGCCAAAAAGACCGATAACTTCAAGGGCGACATGACGAAGTTCGTGCACACCGCCCAAGACGTCCTCATTGGTTTGGGGTCAGCCGCGAACGGACCGCTGCGCAGCGTCACCCAGAACGCGACCGACCTGTTGAACCTGTTCCGCAGCATGCCTGCATCATCCCAGCAGTGGGTGCTTGGCGCGGGTCTCATCATCGGCGCTACCGCCGGGTTGCACAAGATGTTCGGCGGGCTGACGGAGAGCACCAGCGGCTTCCAGCGTGGACTCGGACAAGTCGTGGACCCCATGACACGGTTGAAGACCGCTGCTCCACAGCTTTCCGCCGGACTGTCGATGCTCACCTCGGCGTTCCACGGGCCCGAGCAGGGCGTCGGTCTCATGGCCAACGGTCTGACTCGCGGGCAGACCGCCATGAGCGGTTTGAAAAGCGCCGGGGGCGGCCTCATGAGCATGCTCGGCGGGCCTTGGGGCATCGCACTCACCGGAGCATCCATCGCCGTAGGCATACTGGCGCAACGCCAACATGACGCACAGCAGCGCGCCAACGCCTACGCCGACGCGCTCGATAAGGGCAAGGACGCAGCCATGCAACTGCAGAAAAACATCGCGACCGGCAACAACATCTCATGGTCATGGTGGAACAAACAACAGACCGGTGCCGACGGTTTCGCCAAGGCACTCGACAAGGCCGGCATAAGCGCTAAAACATTCGCCCAGGCCGCTGCTGGGAATAAGATCGCACTGGCTCAATACAACGAGCAGATGGACAAACTGAAACTCGGCACGTCCGAACAAGTGACACTCGGTCAACACGTCAACGGCGTTTTCACGGAGCAGAAGAAAGCCATCGACGACTCCCGTGTCGCCGCTAAGGCACAGGCCGAAGCGGAAAAGGAGGAGACGAAGCAGAAGGTCGCCAACACCGTCGCCCAAGCCAATGGCACGAAAGCCGTGCAGGAGGGTGCGTCCGCCGACGAGAAGGCCGCTGACTCCAAGGATATCCTCGCCGAAGCATTCGGCGCAACCACCAAGGGGATTAGCGAGCAGGCCGCCGCCCTAGGCGAAGTGGTCGACGCTCTCAAAACCTACTACGGTTTCACCATTTCGGCATCCGACGCCGACATACAGCTGCACGATTCATTCGACAAGGCCACGCAAGCGGTCAAAGACAACGGTGCGATCCTCGACATCAACACGAAGAAAGGACGAGACAACCAGAGTGCGCTCAACGACATCGCCAAGGCCGCCATGAGCAGCGCCGAAGCCCATGCCCGCGCCGGTGATGCGGTCGACAAGATCAACCCAATCATGGAGGATGCCCGCAACCACTACATCGAAGCGGCGAAGGCCATGGGCAAGACCCCCGAGGAGGCCAACGCCATGGCCGACAGCGTGGGCCTGTCCGCCAAGGCCGTGCAGGACCTCACCGACCGCATTGCAGCCGCCAACGCCAAACCGCTGAAAATCTCCGACCAGGCATCCAAAACACTCGACGACGTCGGAATCAAAGCCAAATCACTACCAGACGGCAAAACCATCAAACTCAGCGGCGATAACAAGGAAGCACTGGAAGCGTTCGCCACCGTCAACGGTCTGAAAATCGATCCCAAGACCGGTACCCTTGATTTGAATAAGCAGCAGTTCGAGGTCGCTCTGGCGATTGCGAACGGTGCGAAGATCAATCCGAAGACCGGTGAACTGCTTGGAGACAACAGCGACCACTTCCGTAAGATCGCCCAATCCAACGGGTGGAAGATCGACAAGAAAACCGGTGTCATATCGGGCGATGATGGTCCATTCCGCGCGGTGAAAGGGAATGTCGATAAAGCGACCATCGGTAAGAAGACCGTGCAGGTGGGAGCCGATGCGAGTGGATTCTGGAGTACCGTGAACGGGATTCTCGGTCAGGTGTTCCACGTGAACGTCTCATCCGGGGGAAAGCACGCTTCGGGCGGCCTCATCAACGGCCCCGGCACCGGAACATCCGATGACATACCGGCGAAACTGTCGAACGGCGAGTACGTCGTGCGCGCAGCGGCTGTCAAACAGTATGGCGTCGAGATGCTCAACGCCATCAACTGGCAGCGGTATGCGACCGGTGGTCTTGTGAAGGCGTATCAGGCTACTCCATTGCCTACGAAGTTTGATTCAGGACAGGGCAAGGTTACGTATTTGCAGACGGTGAACATGAAGATGTATGGGACTGGTTCTTCCCCCGCCGACGCGCAACGTGCGGCCAGCAGAATCAGATCGAGTTCGAATGCACTGATTTCGATGAATGGGATGTGACCATGAGCCTGGTAAGAATCTATACGACATCTGATATCAGCCCTACCGTGTCACTGTATGGCGGCGCTGGCGACTATGAGATGATCCTCCGCTATCTGGATGGCTGGTATAGCACTCCGGACGCTAAGGTGAAATTGACGGAGCGCGCTTCGGGGGATGGGGCTCACGACGTGTCTGCAGAAGACATCATCTATGGGACGCGCACAATAGTCGTAGACTATCGTATTCTAACGGATAGTCGCACCAGGCTTCTCGCTCATGAAGGTTCTTTGCTGTCTCTCGCTCACCAGCAGGTGAGATTCCGCGTGACCGACGATGACAGCGATCTGTTTGCGTCCGGCTATGTGGATTCGGCTGTTAAGGATAAATCTCAGCAGAACCTTGCTCGGCAAACCGAGACTGGCACGCTTACCATCATCTGTCCGCGTCCTGAGCGTTTGGCGTGGAGTCCGTTGCAATCGCAGTTGTTTCCCGTGTCGGCGGTGCAGGGTGGGTTGCGGTATTCGACGGTTCACCGGTTGGTGTCAGCATGGACCGGAGCGGCAAACGCTTCCACCAGCACCCTGTCGCAGGGCGGGACGGTCGTGGCGACGAATCTCGTCACCAGCCCCAAGCCACTTGCGGCCGGATGGGCGCAAAGCGCTGTCACCATGACCGATACGCCTGATGGGTTGGCGGTCTCCGCGCAGAATGATAACGCCGATGAATACGCGGGAAACGCTAAGATTCCATGTAATCCTGACACGACGTATCATATCGTCGCGGATTTGGTTCGTAGTGATGGACCTACTAATAGCAACGGCCCACTTTTCGCTTATGAAAGTGATGCCCACGATAGAATACTAGCTACCCATATGAGGATCGGTGGCAGTGGACGTGGGGTGTTGCAAGCGGATTTCACAACAACACCTACTACCAGCTCTATCAGTATCCGCCTGTATGCCCCTCTTGATGTGACGCAGCAAACCGTATGGCGTCATATCGGGTTGTATACGGCTGCCGACTGGAATGCCATGCAGTCCCTCGGCATCGACTGGTTCGATGGGGACAGTTATCCGGTTCCTACTGGCAAGGGACTTTCCTATCCGTTGAATTATGGCACGGGTGGTGTCGCGTCGAATGTGGCGCTGCTGTTGAATCAGGGCAGTTCGAAAGCGTTCCCCGTACTCACGGTGACCGGCCCGTTCCCGAATGGCGTGCAGGTCCAGTGGGGTGGTAACGCCCTGCAGTATGACGGTGCGATAGGTGCCGTGCCGCTGATACTGGATTCGCGCTCGCAGACGGCTTCGATGGGTGGCGTGGACGTGAGCCGCAATCTTTCAAGGCGTGACTTTCCCGTGGTGCCTGCTAATGGTTCGGTGTCCCTACGTTTGATGAGCGCTGGTACCGGCTGGGTGACGGCCGTGTGCCGCGACACCTACATCTAAATCTCTCTTTTCAAACATTCATTGCCTCGCCTGGTGCGGGGCTTTTCATTTGGAGGCTCTATGACCACGGCTTTGGGCGTTGACGTTGACACGAATGGTAATGGCGTGGACCCATTGACGCATCGGCAGATCATCAAACGGCACTGGAACAACACTGGCATCATGGGCGGATTGACGGTTTCCGGACGTTCCGATCTGTATTATACGGTTTCGACTGGGGTGGCAGTGTGCTCGATGGGTGATGCGGACGGTTACACGGAGGCGTATTGGCCCGGTGGCAAGACTGAGAACACGGTGAGTGCAGGGGACGGAACCTACGCGCGCATCGACTCAGTGTATCTTCTTGCGAACACGGGCACTCCGGATAATGACGTGCATTGCCTGGCCTTACAGGGCACGCCATCGGCTTCTCCCGTGGCTCCCAAGCTGCCTGCGGGCGCTCTGCTGTTGAGGAATGTTACGATTCCCGCGGGAGCCTCTACGACGGGTGTGGGGTCGATCGGTGTTGATGTGCGGTATGCGATCCCATACGGAGCATCGGGGGATCTCCTGGGTGCGTTCACCAATACTGCTGACGCTTTTGGTTCGAGTACTGTTCGTGAATGGTATACGCAGGAGAGTGTTTCCATTTATGTCCCTACTGATCGCACGGTGGAAATCATATATCAGGCCACGTTCGCCAACGCTCATCAGGATAGGGGCAGGGACTTAGTAGGTGGTGGCTGGATTAGCTGGGGTGTTGCGGCATTATTGCTTGATGGTGTTGCAATCCCGCATTCGGGTACTGAATGGCAGGCTTCCAACGGCGTCTGGGAGTCGCATGAGATTCACAAGCTGGTTAAGGTCACTGCGGGCAGACATACGATTGCTGTCCGCAATGGTCTGATGAGTCATCAGGAGTCGAGCGGAATGCCGTATTTCAGATATTCAGATAATGGTGGCGTCTCCTATAAGGGGCGTGACCTGCAGGTCTGGGACAGGGGGCCGGACCAGTGAGCTGGAGGCACTATCTCACTGACGCGCGTACGGGAGAGTTGATTACACCGATTGATATTCCCTCGTTTTCGTGGGAGATGACGGTGGGTGATTTCGGTTTCACGACCACCAAGAAGAACCTGGGTGACGCGGATGCATCGAACCTGACGCTACCGTGGAGTGCGTTGAATGCGGACACTCCCGCCGAACGTGCTCACCTTCTGAGCATGGGGCGTCGGGCGCTCTGCTCCGCATGGGTGTATGACGGGGTGGCTGACTCTCGTGGTATGCCGATCATGTGGGGTGCGCTGGGGGAGCGTGAGGACACGTGGCTTGATACCACGTTCCCGATCTACTCGCCCATGAGTCTGCTCGACTCGCGATATGCGATCCGTGACGGCAAGTTCGTTGACACGAAATCCACGGACACGGTGAGTTGGACCGGATTGTCGCTGCGTGGGCTAGCCTCGAACCTGATCAACCTCGCGACAAACCAGAAAAACGGCGGCACGCTGCCGTTTGATTGCACGTATGTGAACGAGCCGGGCAATCATCAGCGCACGGATTACCAGGCGTGGAACGTGCAGAATCTCAATGTGAAAACATTGCTCACGAACATCGCGAACGTGCAGGGCGGCCCCGACATGACGTTCCGCCCCTACTGGTCGGATGACGGTCATGTGCGCTGCCGGTTCCTGGCCGGTTCCGACGCGGATGTCTATCTGGATATGGATCATGCGCCAATCGTGCTCAACAGTTTCCCCGGTGGCGGGTCGTTGGAGGATCTGACCATCAGCTACGCGCTGCCCTACCAGCGCGTGTACGGTACGGGTGCGGGCACCGACGCGAGCGTGCTCACCACGCTTGCCGAGGATCTCACGTCTATCACCGGTTCGATGGATCCGCCGATCCTGCGTGAGATGACTTACTCGGATTCCGACGCGGCGAATCTCGGTGTGCTCAAGCCCAAGGTACGGGCGGTGTTGAATGCCAACAAGGTTACATCGATGCAGTTCACGGGCAATATCGATGTCAACGACACGGATTCCAACGGCACGCTGCTTCACCCGCTTGGTTCGTTCTGGCCGGGCGAGGTTTTCCATCTTGACGTTTCCGGTTTCCCCACGCTCCCTGATGGGCGTTATGAGACTCGTCTCATGGAGATGAGTGGCGACCAGTCCAGCAAGGTCAAGCTCAAGTTCGATGTGATGGACGCACTTTTTTTAGGAGGTTTTCAATTGGCTTTTCACCCGGATATCACGCGCAAAGATAATGTGACAGTAGCGTTGGATACGGCGAACGCGGCGGTCAAGATCGCATCTCGTCAAATGACTGGTAATGCGGGAACGGTTGAGATTCCTAACTCCGATGGCACGTCCACGATCATGGGCGCTGGCGCTGGCGATACGGGGGTCGCGACATGGGTAGGGGATACGACTGCGCCGGGGAAGCCTCTCGGTATTACCGCCGAGTCGCATAATGGTGCGGTCTGGGTGTCATGGGATGGCACGTTGGATGGCGGTATTCCCGCCGATTTCGACCATGTGCGGTTTACGGCCGTGGACGGGTCGAAGACGGTGGCCATGGGACAGCTCAAGGCTGCCGGCAAGGTAACGGCTGCCGAACTCACCGCAGGGGACACGGTTACCATCACGGCTATCGCCTACGATGACGCGCATGCTGCCGATGGCTCGTCAGCACCTAACGCGTCAGTAGCGTCTGATCCCGTGACCGTGGTGGTGCAGAGCGCTGTTGATGCTTCTGAGGTGCGGAAGGCGCAGGCCGACGCACAGTCAGCTCTCGATAAGGCCGGCCAAGCCACAAGCGTGGCGCAGTCCTCCCAGAAGAATGGGGTGACGAGCTATGTGCCTCAGTATGCGCAGACTGCCGATCCGACGACTGCTCCCCCGACAGGGTGGAGTGAGACTGCGCCGGCATGGGTCGCTGGTAGATACATCTGGGTGCGTACCATTGTCACGTATGGCAGTGGCGATCACACCACCACTGACCCTGTGGTCATGACAGGCAATACGGGTGCTACGGGCGCGAAGGGTGATCCTGGTGCCCGTGGTGCTGATGGTACGCCGGGAAAGAATGGCGTCGGCGTCACGAGTACGACGGTGACCTATCAGCCCGGCACGAGTGGTACCACCGCGCCCGCCGGATCATGGAGCGTGTCGGTGCCTGCCGTCACCCCGGGTGACTGGCTGTGGACCCGTACCGTCTGGCAGTACACGGATGGCACGTCCGAGACAGCGTATTCCACCTCTCACATCGGCAGGGATGGCAATAGCGGTACCGATGGCGTGCCGGGAAAGGATGGAGTAGGTATCAGATCAAGCGTGATTTCCTACGCTTCTTCACCGTCAGGCACGTCGGCCCCGTCAGACGGCTGGCAGGCGACGCCGCCCAACGCTAGTGCTGGCATGTATGTGTGGACTCGCACCGTTTTCACGTATACGGATGGCATGAACGAGACCGCGTATTCGGTCGGGAAAATAGGAGATACGGGTGCTACGGGAGCCGCTGGCAGTGATGGCGTGAGCGTGAGCGCGATAACCCCATACTGGGCGCTGGGAACGTCTGCTCCGGCAACGCCCACAGTGGCTACACCGCCATCGCCATGGGTGCCGTCAGAGCCCGAGTATGCGCGTGACCAGAATCTATACACGACACGGAAAGTCACGTACTCCAACGGCCAAGTCTCCTACACGCCAGTGGTTCTCGATTCCTCGTATCAGTATTCCGCCGCTGCCGAAACTGCCGCGCAGTTAGCTAAGACTACGGCTGACGGTAAAAACAAGATATTCTCGGCAGCCAGCGAACCGGCACATACGGGGCTGGTGCCCGGTGACCTATGGTTCCAGTTGGACAACTCTAAGCATGTCACGGGAATCCAAGTGTGGAACGGCAGCGCGTTCGTGGATTATCTCGTTGTGGCTAACGAGATTCTCGTAGCAGGATCAGTGGGCACCACGCAGATCGCCAACGGTGCCATCACCACCGACCTACTCACCTCGAACGCGGTCACTGCAATCAAAATCGCGGCTCAAACCATTACCGGCGACAAGCTTGACGTGGGGAGCGTCGCTGCTGCCATCGTCACGTCCGGCCTGTTCCAGACCGCTTCCAGTGGTGCTCGAGTGAAAATGGATAGTTCAGGGATCACGGGATATGATTCCAAGGGTTCGACAACCTTCAGAATAGATGCTACGACTGGTGATGTTTCGATGATCGGAAAATTCTATTCAGGTGACAAGTCTGTTTCAAGGGTCATCATCGACAGCGACTATGACGATATTGGCATCCCGAATGATGCAAATATAAATGTAGATGGTTATATTGCGTTTGAAAGCCACTCATCCGAAAAATCACCTTTTATTGGCGGTATTCATGGGACTACGGCCGGAAACTATACTGGCTCGATAATGACCTCTGGAATGAAGGACTCCAAAAATCCCCAGGTGGCAAACGTGCAGCTTCAATCGCTTGGTGATGGAGCGGGTGCTCAGGGTGCTCTCGTATCGGCCATGGATGCAGATAACCTCGACAAAAATGTTGCGAGGGTCGACGTGCGCTCGGGTAAAGATGGGCAGTCGGCCACGCTCATGGCTTCCGGCGGAACAGGCAACGGCAAGTACGCCACCGTGGAGGCCCGTGTAAACTCCAAAGGTAATCCCTACGTTGCTATTGTGGCGACAGATATCTTTCAGATTGACCCGGTGACCAAAGAAGCAGTTGAAATACACTCTAACAAGCATGATTTGACGTCGAAGAAAAGATGCGTGTTCAACTGGGAAAACGATTGGACCGGCGTATCTACCAGTGGAGACGGTTATCTGCAAGGAACATTCAATTTCAGCATGTCAAGCGGATGGTATCTTGTCGAAGCATACATACGCACCAACGGTGCCGGCAAGGAATACCACCTCGACATGAACGCCTTTAGGCCGGACGGCACGATCATGGACACTTGGCTGATGAACTTTCCCATGCCATCGAAAGGCATTGGTAACATGGTTTGCTCGCAGATGGTGTATGTGGAGGATAGTGATGATGGCATCAACATTTCCGGGAAACTTTACTCACGCGATTATGACAGCAAACCTGAACTGTTCACCGGCCTCGACGCCAGGTGGTCCCTCTTCTCTCCGAAGCGAACACTGTCACAGTATTTCCGCATATTCGCCATGTAACCGCCATGAACCACAGACACGAAGAGGCGTCCGAGAATGACATCAGTGGGCCGGTGGCACGTTCATCTTCCCGGACACGTTAACCTGATAGGAGTTCATGGTGGCGCAATGGATATCATCCCTCGACAAGGACGTCACGGTCGCCCTCATCGGCCTGATCGGCGTGGTGGTGGGGGGACTCGTGGCGGGCGTGCTCAACATCGTGGGAGCCCACCGAGGCAACCTCGCGCACGCCTACAATGAGCTCGCGTCCGCGCAGGGCAGGATGCAGGAGGAGATCGACAAGCAGGACGATAAACTCAAGCGCCTGTTCGCCGATAACGACCGCCTGCGCAAGGAGGAGCACCGGTTCGAGGACCGGGATCTGGAACGTACCCGCTATCTCCGTGAGCTCATGCACTGGCTCGACGGGTTGTGCCAGTCGGGTGAGATCGCGTACACGAGGGATCACCCGAAACCTCACTTGCCGGACGGCATGCGCCCCGAATTCCCACGGCTCGACAGCTGACCCACGGCAACCATTCCAAGACATGCCACCCCAGATCGGGGTGGTTTTCGTATATCAGGAGGCAATATAGTGTTTTCCAATCATGCACGGCATAGGCGAGAGCCTAGGCCCATGCGCAAACCGTTGGGTGGTGCGCTGCTCGCGCTGACCATGCTCATCGCACCCAGTATCGCGCAGGCGGACAGTGGCGTCGACGTGTCGAATTATCAGGGTTGCGTCGCCCAGCAGCGTGCCCGCACCGCCAAGGACAACGGCGTCGCGTTCGCGTTCGTCAAGGTGTCCGAGGGACTTGGTTTCACCGACGGCGTGGCGGACTGTTCCCTCACCGGGTTCGCGCAGGTGGGCGTGCGTCGCGCCGTCTACCATTTCGCCCGTCCCGAATACGGCAACAGCGCGGACCAGGAGGCCGACTGGTTCCTGTCCCAGACCAAGGGGTATGTCGGCCAGGGCATCCTGCCGGTGCTCGACTGGGAGCCGGGAGGCGGCCAGAAGAGCAACGTCGCGTGGGCGAAACGCTGGCTCGACCGTGTCGCGGCCGCGTGGGGCACCAAGCCGTTGATCTACATGTCCGCGAGCACTATCGGCATGGCCGACTGGTCGAGCGTCGCGAACGCCGATTATGGCCTGTGGGTGGCGGGTTATCCGCGCGGGTATGCGGGCGAGCGTCTGCGCGACCCCGGTGCCGTGCCCTACAGCGTGGCTCCGTGGGGCTTCGCGGCAGCCTGGCAGTATTCATCCTCGGGCAATGTGCCGGGCATCGGCAGCGCCGTTGACGTCAACTGGTTCTACGGCACCGCCGCGACCTGGGCGAAGTACGCCAACGCGCCCATCGACACGGTGACCCACCCGGCCACGTCGACGCCGCCCGCCCATGTGGCCCCGGTGCAAACGACCACCACGCCCACCGGTGACGCGAACGCTTTGGCGACGGCGGTCATCCAGGGATTGTACGGCAATCAGCCCCAGCGTCAGAAGCTGCTCGGATCCCGGTATGCGGAGGTCATGGCCATCGTCAACCGCCGTCTCAACGGTGCCGTCACGTCGAGTGGCTCGTATGTGGTGCGTTCCGGCGACTACCTGAGCAAGGTGTGGCCCCAGACATGGCCCGCCATCGCCGCGCTCAACGGGTTGAGGCCACCGTACACGATCTACGCGGGCCAAACACTGCGCACGAGCGGCGGTGCGGCGGCATCCTCCGGACGTCGGTACACGGTGCGGTCCGGCGACACCCTCGGTGCCATCGCCCGCCGTCTCGGCGTACCCATAGGAGCCATCCACGGCTACCGGTCCGGTAACCCCAACCTCATCTACGTCGGCGAAACCATCGCCTACTAAGGAGCAATCATGACAGATGAAACAACCAACACGACCGAGGGTCCGCAGGGCCTCCTGCCCGACCACGTGTATGACGTTTTGAAGTGGGTGGCGATCATCGTCATGCCCGCCCTCGCCACGTTCATCGTCGGACTCGGCGGCATCTGGTCGATCCCGTTCGCCGGCCAGTTGGCCGCCACCATCACCGCGGTGGGAGTGCTCCTCGGCGCACTGCTCGGTCTGAGCTCGGTCAAATACAACAGCAGGTAACATCGTGCCGTTAGTGACCGTTTCAGCTAAAAACGCAAGTCGAGCGCCCTCACTTCCTACGGGAGGTGGGGGCGTTTTTCGCGTTTAGGACGATATCAATTCTCAAGATGGCGGAGCGTTTCCATCTCCCAAGCCTCCCGGTGCACTACCGCATGCAATCGGACCAGCGTCTCCTCCGACAACAGACCATCCGAATACAGCCGCTGGCAGGCCGCGTCGAAGGCGTTCAGGTCGTGGTGGAGGACATCGGTGTCGGTCATACCGATAGCGTATCAGAGTGACGGCGTTGCCATACGATGGGGGTATGAGCGGTTATATCCCGGATGATGCGGCCATGAGCCATGAGCCGGAGCCATGGAAACGGGAGCGAATCATCAGACGCAGGACGATGAACCGCATGCAGGCACGCAAGGATGCGCTGCTGGACCTCCTGGCGTCACCATTGCCCGACACCGAACGCAGCCATCTGACATCCGAGCTGGCTGATCTGAGGTATGACATCAGCGTGCTCAGATACGGTGCCACCGATTACATGTGGGAGGAGATGCGGACGAAGTGGCGGTGA